TGTCGGTAAGACTAATAGTGCTGTTGGTATTAATGATTACCTAGCATCACGAGAATTAATTAAACATACTCTATCTAATCTAAATTCTCTCAGGAAATCTGTGCCACAATTAACACCAGAGGAATTGGAAAGTAAAATTCAATTCATCAAAAGTAGTGATACTACTTATAATAAAAATTCCGCAGTTCAAGTTAATCTGCTAACTAAGGAAGATATTGACTTTCTAGAGGAAAAGTATAACTATCTGAAAGATGATCTAGTAACAGTTGAAGATGAACTATTGCGCCTGAATATGACTAATAATATCATTATTGATGATTATGATTATAATTATTTAAAAGAATTACATCTGGTATAGTTTCTATACTGGTTGTGATACTACTATTATGATTATGATAGAAGTATAATTTAAAAAACCAGGACAGGCATTTAGCCAAAAATATATCTTGATCTTTTCTTACTCCATTCTAATTATATTAGAATTTGTCAGTTGATGAAAAGTTATGATTTTTTGTTGGTTGTTCTTTGTCAGTTGTCTATTGTTTTTTGTCCAAAATTATATTATATTGTATCATAATAGTAGTAACTACCATTGTTTAATTTACATATAGAGGAATTATATTATGCAAGTTTGGGATAACGTAAAACGTATTGATGATGAAGCTGAACGTGTAGCTAAATTTATTTTCACCAAGGATAATGCAGTAGCAGAGGCGGTATTATATCGCTATCCCACATATGAGGAACGAACGGTAATCTGTTGTTCTACTCAATCTGGTTGTCCTGTTGGTTGCCGTTTCTGTGGTGCAGGTGACTATTTCGTTCGTTCCCTGACAACCGAAGAAATTGTTAATCAGGTATCATATCTATTAGATGAAACCGGCTGCAATCCAGCTTCAATTGGTCGTCTACAAATTATGTTTATGTCAATGGGTGAACCATTACTAAATCTTAAAAATCTAATTCCTGCATTACATATTTTATATAACATGTATCCTAATGCAGCATTATTAATTTCTACATCGGCTCCATGCATTTCAGAGGATGCTCGGAAGTCTCTTATTGAAGTATCGAAGGAAATTCCAACAATTGGACTGCAATTTTCAGTTCATGAATCCACAGATATTGAGCGGGATAAATTAATCCCATTCAAACAGAAATTGACATTAGATGAAATCGTAGATTTTGGAACAGAATGGTATTGCCAAACAGGTAGGAAACCATTTTTTAACTATTGTGCTCACGATAAAAATTCATCCGATGTCAATGCAGATGAAATTTATTTTAACTTTAATCCATTCGTATTCAATGCAACTGTATCTGTTGTATGCGAACGTAATGATGGTATGGCTGCAAGTAACCAGCATCAGCGAGATTTAGCTGTTGACTTCGCCGCCAAATTAGTAGAACGTGGCTATGATGTTCGTGTATTTGATCCCGCCGGCCAGGATACTATTGGTGGTGGTTGTGGACAACTGCATTATGTTCAACAGTGGTTTAAGGATAATCCACATAAAACTAAACATTCTATTGGATATGGCAAAGATGTTGTTCATGCACCAAGGGAATTGGAATTAGCATAAACTATATACTATTATAATGCGGTTATTTCGGCCGAAGGGTGGTCACTAGGCTTCCAACCTAGCCTTTAATTAGACGGAGTTCGATTCTCCATAACCGCTTATTTTCCTATTTCATAAAATTTGAATAAAGGGTGTTGCCATGAGTTCACATATGAGTGTATACTTAATGTATGGCTTTATGATGAGAGGATAAAATGAATATTTTTTATGTACATAGTGATCCATGGATTTCGGCTGTATCATTAGTCGATAAGCATATAATAAAAATGATTTTAGAGTCAGCCCAGATGTTATCAACATCCCATAGAGTTATTGATAATGTAGATAATGATGTATTATATAAGGCTACTCATGTAAATCATCCATCTAATAAATGGATTCGTGAAAGTAAGTCTAATTATAATTGGTTATATAATCATTTCTGTTATCTGGGAATGGAATATAAATTTCGGTATGGTAAAGTCCATAAATCTATTTCTAGGTTATCCGACGTTCTAAGATTTGCTCCTAAGAATTTAGAGGATGTAGGATTAACTAAAATGCCCTGCGCTATGCCCCAGGAATATATTATTTCCGATGATTCTATTGTCAATTATCGTAATTATTATAATCATGGCAAGAAGCATATTCATAAATGGACTAAACGTCCCCAACCGGAATGGATTTTAACATAATGTATTATATTAAGTTGAAGTTTAAAAGCACATTCGTATTATTTGAGGTAGAACGTAATATAACAAAATTTAAACGGCGATTAGCTAAATTCCAAGAGGGTAATGAACTAATCGAAAATGATATTATGAAATATGAATTATTTAGAAATTTTATCGTTGAGTCTCAGCAGGAATATATTCAATTAAGTTTCGAGACATATTGTAAGCTGATGGAGTGAATATATACATCTTTAAAACATAAGGATTATTAATATGGTTCCTCCCGGCGGAAAGCATCTATTAGTTGATTATTGGGGCATTCTAGAAGATTTGCTAGATGATGAAGAACGAATTAAGCAAATATTAATTGATGGTGCTATTCTGGGCGGTGCAACTATTCTATCATCACATATGCATCATTTTGGGGAGAATTATGGAGTTAGTGGGGTAATAGTGCTTGCAGAAAGTCATGTTTCATGGCATTCTTGGAAAGTGGAAAATTACTGTGCCATAGACATCTTCATGTGTGGTAATTGTGATCCTGAAAAAACAGAAGAATATTATAGAGATACGTTTCAACCATTGCAGAGTAAAGTTAAAATGCACATTAGAGGGAATTTTTGATTATGAGTGATAGTGATAATAAGTATTGGGGATATCATGGCATTTTCGATTGTTATAAAGGTGATATTTTATTAATTACATCACCAGAAAACATTAAGAATTTTATTGTTGATCTGGTGGAAACTATTGATATGGTTGCATATGGTGAACCTATTATTGAGCATTTTGCAACACATGATCCTGAGAAGGCTGGATATTCATTGGTTCAATTGATTGAGACTTCCTCAATCACTGGCCATTTCGTGGATAAGACTGGTGAATTTTATATTGATGTATTCTCATGCAAGCCATATGATATTCAATTAGTTAGAAATTGTATTCAGGAATATTTCAATCCAGAATCTATTAGTGCAATTACATTAAATAGACAGGCTAATTTTCTAGTTCAAGATAATTGGTAATATTGGACTATATAAAATAGAACCTTGATTTCAACAAGGCGTCATGTTAAACTATCAGGCGGGCGTTTGTCCCGCCTTTTTTATTGATAAGGAGAAGTATTTTGAAAAAGTTTGGAGCAATTACTTTGCTCATTATGGGGATGTTAACATTCAATAATGAGCAAGTGTATGCTACATCAACTAATTCTGGTGATAGTAATAAGTTAAATATCGTAAAGACATATAATGCCAAAGTATCCTGGTATAAACATGGTAGAAAAACTGCCAATGGTGAAAAATTTAATCCCAACAATTTCACGGTAGCACATAAGGACCTACCATTCGGAACCCTGGTTAAATTCACCCATCCTGCCACCGGGAAGACCATCATAGCCCGTGTAAATGATCGGGGACCCTATATCAAGGGTCGAGAGTTTGACGTGACTCTGGGCTGTGCTGTATACCTTGGCATTAAGGATGTTGGGGTAACTAAAATGAAGGTTGAAATTCTGAAATCTCAATAATAGGAGATATATTATGAGTGAAGTTTATACAAATGGGTTTAACGTCCATGACCATCTAAAGAATAATACATTAGAAGAATTGCAGGAAATTTCCACTAAGGATAGATTGAATTTTTCTGTGTGTCTTTTCAATCTGGACTATGATAACAATGTCGGAAATTGCGTTCGCACCGCTCATATTATGGGTGCAAAGAACGTTTATATTTTTGGTAAACATCGGTTTGATTCTAGGTCTACTGTTGGATGTAAAAATTATACAAATATTATTCGTCACACAATTCCAATTGATTTATCTGAGAATGATCTAAGAAAAGAATTTAATAAGATGATGGTTACTAATAAAATTGTTCCATTATTCATTGAAAAAACTGAGAATTCTATTTCCATTGACGAATTACCAAAATGGATGAATGATGATAATTTTGAATATTGGTATCATTATTGGGATGGATCACCTAATTTTACTTTAGTGTTTGGAAATGAAAATAAAGGTATCCCTGATAGTATTGGTAATAATTGCCATAGATTTCATATTCCACAATTAGGTGTAATTCGGTCCCTAAATGTTGCATCTGCTGCGGCTATTGCAATGTATGAAATGAATAAATACTTTAGTCAACATCAATAATAAGGATTAAATAATGCATATTTTAATTTACACTAAATCTGATTGTCCCTATTGCGTGAAGACCAAGCAATTTCTGCGAGATAAAAATTTAAATTATAATGAGAAAGTTATTGGTGTAGACATCACATCAGAAAAATTCACTAGAACAATTCAAGCTACTGTTCCAGCTATTTTTATTGATGATAATTTCATTGGTGGATATGATCAGTTAATGATGCTCAATACTGTGGCACCAGAAATATTAAATGGCTAATAAAATTATTGACTACTCTTTATTAAAGGGATATGCCTTAGCTATCTTCTATAAGAAAGATGGATCATATCGTAGAGTAGTTTGCACCACTAATTTAAAATTAATCCCAAGGGATAAATGGCCAAAAACCAATATCCCCTGGGATGATAATGTTAGAATTTTTGACTTAGATGAAAATAAATGGAAGTCTTTTAAGAAAATTAATTTTATTGGTTTAGTTGAATTACAGAAACGATAGGTTATTATACTTTCTCGAAATGATATCCCCAGAATATTTTCATTAATATTCTTTTCCATCGGGCAATATCATATCTCACAGTATAGAAAAATTCCTCATCTTTACCTAAAGGATAAATTTTCCATTTAATAGATTCTTGATCACGAGTAGTGTATAGTAATATATTTTTTGGTAAATCTAACTCATAAATATATTCCATACTCATATCAGTGATTTCATTATTTGCACTATTTTTATTATTACTATTCATCACTATTATCACCTTTTTTCTTTTCGATTATATTAGATTTTACTATTCTACAGAAAATCCATTCATTATAGTAATCTTCTTTCTCTAGGACTTTTCTAGAGAATTGTTCCCTGGCTTCATGATAGGTGGCCAGGGATTTTTTATGACATAAATGTAAAATTTGTCTACTAAAATTCTCCTTACCATATTCCTTAACATCTGCTAATAAAGATTTGGACGATCCATAGTATTTCTTCCAATCACTTTCTTTTTTCACGGTCTTCTTTAATTTTCTCGTTCCCTGCTTAACCCGAAGAATATTAACAAAGGTTTTCTTACCAATATACTTTTTATTGTTGATAGTATTAGTGATGATATAAACAAAACATAGACTATTCTTTATATCATCACTCGTAAAATTTTTATTTTTATACGTCCAGGGATTATCATAGTCCATAATTAATTATTCGTCTAAATCTTCATCTAAATCTTCATCATAGAAATCTTCATCCAAATCCTCACCACAATATGGGCAATAATTTACCGAATCTCCATCATTCCCTTCTTCATTAAGAAGAACACTAAATTCGGCATAACAATGATTACATGTAATATTCATGACTTCTCCTATTAAATTTTAAATACTAGAAAATCTTTCTCTAGTTTTCTTGATTCTACTGTGTCATATTTAGATAGTAGATTTCTCATTACCCATTCCCATTGATTTGAAATTTTTGTAATGTTATACCTAGTATCTGTATATGTCTTAACATAATTTAAATAATTATCTAATTTTTTCTCTTTGATTTGCATAATAGCAGAATGAAGGGACTGTAGAAAAATGTTTGCATGAATGCTATGGTCACTATCTCCCTGATACATGAGATTAAGCCCACCAGACGTGTCAGGAAGGGCCGCAAAGTTCGGATGGACACAAAGTAGCCCCGCGCTCATTGCCTCGATCAGCGCCCTACAGGAAGTCTCCTGCCATATGCACGGATATGCGAAGATATCTGACGTTGACAAATATTCTCGCACGGTTTCATATTGAGCAAATCCATGATAGGTAATATCTTTATGATCATTACATTTATCATAGAGCGCCTGAAAATGTTTATCAGAATCTTCCCAACCATAAATTTTAAAACTAGAAAATACATGCAGATGAATATCATCAGAAAAATGTTCTGCTAATTTTTCAAATACTGGAACAAGAATACCTAATCCTCTCTGGGGAGTTGATGTGTAAATAATATTTACTTTCTTGTTCATATGTAATGATTTGTCTAATGGTGTAATACCATTCTCAATTACAATGTCATTCTCACTATATGGAATGCCTAATTTTTCACGAAACATATTATATTGCCAATTACTGACATATACAATCTTGTGAAATTTACTTCTAAAATTATGATCCTTTAGTTTATTACATTCTGGATCATCTGGTAAATCATGAACCCAATAAATCCTAATCTTAGATTCATCTAATTCCCGAACCCGAGAACAAATAATTTGAAATTCAGATTGCAAATCCTGGGGCAGTAGCCTAGCTAGGTGGCGCTTTGCAAGTTCAGTGCCGCCATTAGCATTGATAGAAATTTCGTTTTCTTCAAACATAAGTGTCTAATACCTTTTCATAACTTAAAATTGGAATATCGCATTTTCGGAGGAAATTAATTCCTCCCTGGGATCGGTATGGATGTTTGTATATCACTTTACTTACCCCTGCTTGGTATATAGCCTTGGCACATTCAATACATGGTGAATGTGTAGTGAATAAAACCGAATTCTTTGAACTGTCATTTGACTGCGCCAGTTTCATGAGGCAATTCATTTCCGCGTGCATGACTTCCGGTTTAGTAACTAAATTACCATCAATTAATTCTTCACATGCATTATCCCAGCCACTTACAGTGCCATTATATCCAATACTAAGAATTCTATCATTATTTACTGCAATACAACCAACTTGTAATTTAATAGCTGAGGAAAGTTTTGATGTTTCCTCAGCTATATTCATAAAATATTTAATAAATTTTAACTTCATTATATTATCCTAAATCTTCAATATCCCTAATTCCTTTATATGAGGGATGGCGAGGTAAATCCTTCATTCCAACTGGAAAATAACGATAATTTAAAATGAGTTTGGAAACTTTATCTCTATTTTCCCAGAACCATTTTCTCTCATCATCATTAAATCCAGTCCCTAACCCAAATTCTAATCCAGAATGAATATCCTGAACATGCAATACTCCCATTGTATCCATTGGAATTAGATCAGCTTGGGCAGATGATCTTGCTGTTCTGCCTAATTCATTTTCAAATGATGGATTGGCATTATGATATTTGCATTCCATTGAAATAATTCTCGCCTCAGAATCAACAAATCGTTTCAGTTTACCTAATTCACCTTGTTTAGCTGTAGATCGTCCATATTTATATTGTGTATATGGACTTCTTACCATTACACCTTCATAACCTAATTGAGTATAATAAATTTCAGTTTCAGTTAATTCTTCTATTGAATGGATTATTTTATTAGGAAGAATTGATACATTTGTCTTAATTTTTAGATTATCGTCATTATTAATGAAATACATTCTGTCTAAAAATTTATAATCTGTTAATTTAAAATTATCGAAAATATAAAATGTAGTATATTCTTCACCATCAAAAGACATTACATTTGATGTGGTTTTATTAAATACATTTGGGTCAGTAAGATTTCCTGTAATTAATTCTCCATCATATCCAATCAATTCTTTAAAATTGAATTTTTGTTGAACCATTCTATTTCTAATAGGTTTCAATGATCGTGATAATACTCCATCCTCCGTAATAGCTGCGCGAATGCCATCAATCTTTGGACTTACATATAGAAATCCATCTCTTTCCAGTAATTTTTCAAAAATCTCCAAATCACCACTATATGCAAGCATAGGTTTAAATGTCTTCATTATTTAATCTCCATAATATTATAATTTAAATTAACCAATCTAAAACTACTGGACCATTATAATCATTTTCAAAAATATACCAAAAATACTCACTATTATCAAAATTTATATTATCCATTCCATCTAGTTCCCATTTAGGTCTATTAGGGATTACTAAAATTTGTTTTAATTTTTTTAAATTATTAAACCAAATAGTTCGTTTTTGTGTGCCTATCCAAGAAGATTTTTGTAAAATGATAACCCTATCTGAGTATAATAATCCTTTTTCTACAAAATGACAAGCCAGACTAAAAGGAGGATTTGTTATAATAGAATTATATTTTTCTTGTATTTCTTCCAATAAAAAATCTCCAATTATACAATTGTTTTTACCTAAAATATTCAAAATTCCATTATTATTCCAATTATCGTATTCTTCGACTCTAATATCAATTATTTTATGTTTGTTGATATTAGATTTATTTTCTATAATATATTTAATCATTCTACCATCACCCGCTGACGGGTCCAATATTTTCCCAGAAAAGTATTCGGGGTAATTATCTATTAATTTTTTATAAACATATAGTGGACTTCTAAATACTTCATATTGTTTATGTTCTAATTTTAAATTAGATTTGATTGTTCTTTTATCTATTTTCATTATTATATTCCCATTTAGTATTTCCACAATCATAAATTTTCATATATCCATTTTCTTTCATTATCTGAAATTCAGTTAAATGTTTATTAGTTTCATTGGATATTTTATGTTTTTGAAATTGTGTTCTATGGTATCTTTTATTATTTTCTGTTGGTTTAAAATAATAATATGATACTGGTGTTATTCCTAAATCCACAAATCCAGATTTAGAATATCCTACACCATTACCCCATCTATTGCAACTATATGATATAATTTTATTATAATTTAAATTTTTCATTATCTTACTAAGGCCACCTACAACTGCACAATTTTTAGTGCAAAATCTCAATAATTCTAAATTATATTCTTTATTATATCTAGGAGAATTAAGTGTAGCTACAGCTACTAAATCATTTTCAAAATATAGTCCTTTATTAATTGAGCCAGTTTTGGATGACTGTATATGATATTTTTGAAGGAACAATTTAGCAGTTTCCTTATCTATATCTAATAATTTACATTTTCTGGCATATATTTTATTTAAATTTTTCTTAAATTGGTATAATAACCGATTTTTAACTATATCTGGTTTATTTAATATCTCATCCTCAAAAATAGTAATAAGTTTTATATTTTTACTTTTAGCTAATAAAAATTTATTTTGATGATAATTTTTATCTGTTCTACTCCCACTTAATAATTTATTATCAATACTATGCCAATATAGCCCACATAATTCAATTCCTATATTATATTCTGGACAATAAAAATCTATCTCAAATTCTTTTAGTGATTTTCTATCATTTTTAATATAATTAATTTCATTTAATTTCAACCAATCTTCGATAAAATTTTCTATTTGTGTTGAATTTTTACCAATTCTTTTTTCTATATTATGTCTACGTAAAGCTGAATATATTACAGTATCAGATACTCCAACTTCATTAGCAATAATTATTATTCCCTTTTTCTTCAATACATATTCATCGTATAAAAATTCATAACTAAGTAAATTATATTTTTCTTCGCCTATTATATTTCTACTTATTATATTGCCCAATTCCCCAGGAGAATATTTTTCTTCAATAGTTTTTCGTATTTTAGATTTTATTATATTCTTATCATCTTCACTTTTATTAAGATACGCCATTTTAATAGAATTTTTTGTTTTTGACGATATTTCATCATTTAGATATGCATTTTTAAATGATTTATTATACTTTGCTCTACAACTACATCCACAAAATTGTGCATATCCTCGGATAAAATTTCTTTCATAAAATTTAGTATCAGTTCCACATTCTAAGCATTTTCTATTTACATCTATAAAAATAGAATTATATAATTTTTCATTAAACGTTTTTCCATATTCATTTTGAGTTAATCTTACAATCCAAGAAACATATGAAAGATGTATTGGGCGTATACCATTATTATACGCCTCCTTTATAGTTTCTATATTCTGATCGGTATGATATAGTAAATATCTATAATTCATTTCTGTCCTTTATTCTATGTTCAAAGAAGTTCATACAAGTATATAGTATAAGGACAGTTTAGGTGAAAATATCCTTTATTTCCATACATCTCCCCACGATCCTTCTAAAGCACCTTTAGAATAATCTGTAATATTCGTTTCAAAGAAATTACCGTGGGTTTTTACATTGATCATATACTCTACCCAAGGCAAAGGATTTTTCTTAATTTTGAATATTCCTTTTAGTCCCAATGCAATTAATCTACGATCACAGATATAGCGAATATATTGTTTAACTTCATCTGCTGTCAAATTCTTCATTGGTCCCATCTTGAAGGCAAGATCAATGAAGTTATCTTCCAATTCAACAATTCTAGTCGCCATACTATAAATTTCAGATTTCAGTTTGTCTTTCCAAATATGTCTATTTTCCTCAATGTATGCACGGAACAATTTAATCATATTATCACAATGATGCGATTCGTCAACAATGCTCCAGACAATAATTTGTCCCATCCCCTTCATCATACCATTGCGCTGAAAATTAAGCAACATAACAAAACTGCTGAATAGCTGAACACCCTCGGTAAATGCTGAGAATGCTGCAATTTGTTGTGCCAATGAATTTTCATCAGATGATGCAATGTTTTCAAAGAAATCATGCTTATCGGCCATTTCTTTATATTGATTAAATTCCTGATATGTTACTTCTGGCATACCAAGACTTTCAATCAAATGTGAATATCCTGCAATATGAATTGACTCTCTATTAGCAAAGGATAATAACATCATTCTGATTTCTGGTTGGGGGAAATATGGAAGATATTTTGTTACGTATCCCTCTGATACGTCTATATCTCCCTGTGTAAAGAAACGAAAGATTTGTGTTAGAAAATATCTCTCACTATCATTTAATTTATTATTCCAGTCTTTAACATCGTCAATCATAGAAACTTCTGTATGAAGCCAATGTGACTGTTCTGATTCTAGAAAAGCATCATACGCCCATGGATATGAAAAGGGGCGAAAGTAATTTCGTTTATCAGTCAATTTAAGTTGTTTCATATTAATTAACCCTCACATTGGATGCATTCGTTATCGTCACTATTCATTTGTAATTCTGGAATTTCATCAATTACATTCCTCTCGATTTGTTCAGATAGATTATCTGCTCTTTTTAACTTCTCACTTCTACAATAATACAATGATTTAATCCCAAACTTCCAGGCCAGAAAATGTGTATTATGTAATTTTTGTATTTTGACATTTGGCGGAAGAAATATATTAATAGATTGTCCCTGATCAATATATTTTTGTCTCATTGCTGCTAATAGAATAATCCAATTCTGATCAAGTTCCATGGCAGTTTTAAATACATTTTTCTGATGTTTAGTTAGAAAACTTAGATGTTGAACTGATCCATTATTTGAAGCAATATTTCTCCACATGTCCTCAATATCTAAATTCATTTCGGCACATTTTTTCATTAGAATTTTATTCAGAAATTTATTCTTATTTAATCCCGCACCAGATAATGTATCTTGTCTATATGCATTAGCTGAGAATGGTTCGATAGATGGTGAGGTATTGCCCATAATAATAGATGTAGATGCATTAGGAGCAACACTCATTACATGTGATAATCTATTACCTGTTCCCTCTGCATCTGGGGCTTCTCCACGTTCCTTACCTAATCTTTTATTAGCAATATCACATTGTTCCCTAATATGTTTAAACATTACATTATTAATATTAATCGCTGCTAGACTTTCAAATACAATATTATTTTTTTGAAGATATGCATGGAATCCTAATGCACCTAGACCAACTGATCTTTCTCTTGTAGCAGAATAAATTGCTCTAGAAATCGCTTGTGGCGCATCATCAATAAATGTCTGTAATACATTATCCAACATTTCCATAATATCAGAAATGAATAATTCATTATTTTTCCATTCATCAAAATATTCTAATCCTACTGATGATAGGCAACATACCGCTGTTCTATCTTTATTAGTTGGCAATTCTATTTCGCTACAGTTATGTAATAATATCCCATTACCAAAGAAATTATGATTTCCTTCAACTGTAATATCATATACTGAAATTTCCTCCTCAAGATATTCTAAAATATTATTTTTTGTTTTTACTTTTTTATCCTCTTTATATGAATTTTCCTTGAAATGGCAAAATAATTTATCAGTTTCTAATAATTCTTTAGCCATAACATATTCTCTATTAGTTGTATAAATTTTATGTTCCGGCGTGCAAATTATATAATTTCCATTTTCCATAGTTATTTTCATAACTTTAGCTTTTGGGTTAGTTAATGAAAAATGAGTTACAGGTTTAAATTCGAGTTTATTTGTAGTAATGTCATATGAATAAACTTTTATCATAGATTTATTCATATAATTTCCTAGTTCACTCATTTTTACATCTATAATATTTTCATTTTCGTCCAATATGGTAATTATTGTATCACCAGATACACAAAGATTGGACTGTTGAATCTTTAATCCTTTGTCCTTTAGCCAATATGGTAAACCTTTATTGGCAGTATCAATAAAATGAAGATATGGTTCACCTGTCTCAATTCTAGTAGTCATAATTTTCTGCCATAATTGTTTAGCAGAAATGGTATTTCTTACCTTACCATTAGGGTCCTTCAATTGCCACGAATCATCATAATCTTCATATTTCATACAATTTTCAATAATTCTCATGAAATCGTCAGTAATATTGATGCCATGATGAATGTTAGGCGCCCGCATTCGGGGATCGCCTGTTGTTCTACGCATATCAATAAACATTTCGATATCAGGATGATCAATATTTAGATATGTGGCAAATGATCCACGTCTACTTGTTCCTTGTTTATATGCCAATGTTGCAGCATCATAAATTTTAAGGTGTGGCATAATGCCTACAGACAATTCATCTGCTGATCTAATATCAAAACCAATTCCAACACCACCACCAAGCATTGATAACCAATTCGTCTCTGATAGGGTATCTACTAACCCCTCTTTACTATCATGTAAATAGGGCAGATAGCAAGAAATAGGGAGTCCATTTTTTGTTCTTCCATATGATAGAACCGGCGTAGCATATGATAGCCAATGTTTGGAACTGTAATCATATAGTCTTTGTGCATGTTCTGGATTTGAACCAAATTTCTGTGAAACGTATGCGAATCGTTCTTGTGGGGAGGTTTCCTCCGGTCGCATATATGATTCTTTTAATCTTGTAATACCTAATTCATCAAATAAATTGTCACGAGTTTTATCAATTTTAATCATCTATTTTCCTATTACTATTTTTATTGTAGAGTATCTATTATTATTCAATAAAGGAAAAATGCTTCTTTATTTCTTTTTTTATTAAATCAGAAATAATTCTATGTTCTTTCTGGGAAGCCATTTCACTACGAATATCAGTATAATGAATGAACGATCTCAATGTTCCACTAAAATACATTCTAGTCATTAGATTACCCTCTGGTAATACACTTCTAGCATTTTCTTTTGCAATACCCAATTCAATTGCTCTATTATATTTCGATTCGGCAAATTCAATTACTTCTACTTGAATTTTATACCATTCTTCATTAATAGGATCGTTATCATCAACAATTTCAATTGAATTTTGTCTATTTTTACTATCCTGTAGTCTTGCCTCTCTGGAAACAAATCCTAATTCTTTTGTTGGATCAGAATATCTTCCGCTAAACTCTTGAATCGAAAAGGATTTATGTCGAATAATTTGCCTTCCGATATCTCTTGTAGTATTAATTTCAAAACATAATGATACAATTTCAAATACTGACCAATGTTTATTTTTGATACAATAATTTAACAATTTTCCACTAGTTAATGTATTCATTTGATTACTAGGATTCGATACTCTAGCAGTATACGCCAGAAATTCCTCTGGTGTCAATCGACAATTTGTTAGAGGATTGATTTTTAGTGGTTCAGTTAATGCAATTAATTCTACTGATGCGTAATCACTATAGTCTTTATATTTTTTATTTTTATCAATCATTATTTTCTGATTTCTCCCATGCCCAATTTACAACAACCCAATCATCTACACAATAATTTTCCGTGATCCATTCATGATCGGGACCGAATTTTTCTATCATCCGTTTACTCCACCAGGGCCAATATGTTTTCAATATTTCTTCTCTGGTAATTTCTAATGGATGGTCTTCGCCTAATTCATTATATAAGTATATCATTAACATTTCCTCCAATATTTCAATCTAAGTAATCCATCTAATGATGAATGAATATTATTCTTAATAATTACTTTAATTTCATTCTCACTCATACCGAACATCACCATATCATTTATGTCTTTATGGTGTAGATTATCTGGCCAGATTACCACTTTTACACCACGTTTTATACAATTTTCTATTTTATGCACAATCTCTTTATTGCGTGGTTCATTATCGTATATTACAATTCCATTAGTATATAAATTTGGAAGTATATTGTCATTAAATACGAAATCTGACCCACCCATTGCAATAGAATTATTAATAAACATAGAGTCAAATGGACCCTCGGTTATATAATATTCTTTATTGAAATTGATTGTATCCAGACCAAATATTTTAGGATAATCTTCATTGAGAACTATTGAAAAATATTTTGGTTCTATTTTTGGATTGAATGCCCTACCCTGGACAACAAACACTTCTTTCTTTTTATTGAAGAATGGAATTACTAACCTAGGTTCATCAGAATTAGGGCTGAATTTTTCGGGAAGTAAAGTATTGATCCATTCTCGAAATTTAGGAGCATAATATAATTTATGATGATATTGGGTGGGAATTTTTCTATTCCCCACATATAATTTAGCAGAATGATTATGTTTCAATTGTGAAATTTTCTTTAAACCATTCATGATGGCATCAACACCAATAAATTTAGGCTTATTCATCACAATATCTGGCGGTTTAGTATTATTCCGATGAACTTCTGTTGTTATTTCTAGAAATAATTCCTGGCAATACTCATCATATAATGTGGTATTGTATTGTTTTAGAAAATTCTTGAAGGACATACTCGCACTACAATTATGACAATAGAGGAAATATGAACTCCCTTTCTCAAAGAAATAACATCTAGCCTTCAATTTATTGGATGAACTATCTCCACATATTGGACATGAACAATTAGCTAGATTATTAGATTTCCATCTAAAATTTCTTAGTGCAGAACTATTTAAATTTACATATTTTTTATCTAACCATATACTCATATATTATAGAACCCTACATTATCATAGACCCCACATTATATCAGTATATGGTTAGGTTGTCAACTATAGTTTGAGGATAAACTTGTAGACGAAGGGCATAATGAACATGAGAACGGCTAAAATTCCTGTGGCATACCATTTAAATTGCTCTAAATGTGTTACTCTTTTACTAATTTCCTTGACATTTTCAATATCAACAATTTCAGATTTTTCCTGAGTAGCTAATTTTAGATCATGCATAATAATTGTTTCCTTAAGGGAGGACAATACTGTTGATAGTTTATCCATGGTCGATTCTAATCTAGATAAAAATTGTGTCAACTGCTGCTGTTCCCGTTCGATAATAGCCAATCTAGTGTGGAACGAGGTTGCTAATTTATCCGTAGTATCAGTATTATCCATTATTTTTTATCTCCTATTAGAGCATCTATTTGTTTCGTTTTCATAAATGATCCGCTACTCGATCCAAAATAGTAACTAAAAATGACACCTATAATAGCATCAAGCGTTCCTAAAGTCCTCATAATAATTTCCCGCATTTCAGCAGGTAATGTTTGTCCTGATACTACTAACCATATTTGAATAAATGCATATACTAATAGAATAGAATATGCCAAATATTTGTTTGTATTATCTTTTGTATTTATCTCTCTACTTCTTGCACTATCTCTATCATTATTATCAAGAGCAATTACATCTATTTCCAATTTTTTCATTTGTAGTTTAAAATTGGTTTCTAATTCTTTTAATTTTAATAGAGTTTCTGGATTAGCCTTAGCGATTTCTTCATATACTTTTTCTTCCGAAGTATCTTCACTTAATCCTAATACTCCGGCCAGTGACCTAACAGCCATTCCAGCCAATGGTCCACCTAATGCTGTAGCTATAGTTGGAGCCACCGTTCCTAATATATTTTTAGCTGCTTTCAGTAATTCGTCCATCTTCCTTATCCTTTTTCTTTATTTTCCTATTTTTTATACGAGACAATAAAGAAACGGACAGAAGTATATCTTTCTGTGCTATGGCAGGGCCGGTAACATTTACAGGAACTTCAGATTCTTGAACTAATAAAGATGTTTTAGTATGTAGAGGTAAATTTTTATTCATGAACATTTCAGAATTATTTTTCTCTAGAGATTTTTTAATTTTTAATACAATCATGTCAAATTGAGTAAAATACTTTAAATGATTTCTATCCATATGTTTTCTAGAAATTAAGATATTTCCATTTTCATCAATAACCTTACATTTACACGCCGGCCAATCTTTAAATGGAACTAATAATCTACTTAATAACTCATATGAATAAACATTGTTTAAATCTATTCTATCATTATAAAGTGGATTTTTAATGACTCCATTCACTCTTAATGTATTTTCTACTGATCTATTATTCATCTTTTAATCGTCCTAAGAACCCTAATTACTCCTTCATCCATTTCTATATCATTAATATAAATATTATTATTATTTATATTAATGACAACTTCCGGTAGTGTGTTTAACATAACTAAAAATGGCTTTAGGATTGTATGGTATTTATCTAATTTTAGAAACAATATTCTATTGATTGCAGTTCGGTTAAAGACATTATACAATACAGTTAAATGATTTAGTATTAACCTATATTGTAATTCATTGGTTTTCAAATATTTATTGAAGACTCTCTTAATATAAATTATTCTCTCTAAATCTTCATAGAACTCTTTAGTCCCCATAGAATTAATATTTTCATAATTTTTTGCTGCATATAATAGATAATTATCGTTAGTTAATATTTCATTGTGTAAATTATTATTCATAATAGTCTCTATTAAAATGTGTCTAGAGAAATTCTTCGTAATGTATTATCTGCTATTGATAAGTAAAGATAATTGGCATCGTAAAACATTTTACCCTTACTAATAGTAATAGTGCTATTGCTAGGTGTAGTATTATTTGTAATAATAAAATTATTAACTGTCAATATTTCTACATTGCTGAAAAAGTTGTTGACGGTCACTTTTTTCGTGACCGCCAAAGTAGCAGGATTTGTAACCATTACCAAATAATCAGAACTTAATACTGAATTTGCTGTCGTTAATTCCGTAATTTTTGGCATACTATATCCTTATGGTTAATTATTAGGTATCAGGATATATAGTATCGTCCGAACCATCACTACCAATTGTTCCCATGGCAACTAATACCTCAGTTTGAACACGGCCCGCTCTATTGCCTGTTCCAACACTACGTAAAACCCACCCAGCATGAGCCACGCCGGTATTTTTACCACCACCGACCACAGCAGCGCCAGTAGCCTGAATGCCTTGTAGGGCATGTCCAGTTTGTGTTAAACCCTTGGTTAAAGTGATACGATCCCCTGCCTTAGTTTCAGTTAATGCGAGAACGGTTGAATTGGCAAATTGAATGTAATAATAATTTCCACTTGTTAATCCAGAAATTGCAGTATTAGTAGAACTACATTCATATTTAACTAGATCATTGGCCTGAAAGAATGCGGCAGATGAAATAGTAATAACACTATTTGCACCACCATTTAGGCCGGCAGTTACAGCAGAATTACTATTAAATGTGGTATTTGCAGGTGCAGCAATTGAAACTGTTGGGGGAAGTTTATAACCACTTCCGGCAGTTGAAATATTTAATGCGCTAACTTTACCAATTGAATTTGCAGTAGCATTGGCAACGGCAGAGGTTCCACCATTTACGGCAGTTAAAGTAACTACGGCATTTGCTGTATATCCAGTTCCGGTATTAATTACAATACCCTGGATTACTCCACCAGAATCAATTCCTACTTCCGTATTATCAACGGCAAATTGACCAACTGATTTACCAGTTACGATTCCATTTACGGTAACGTTACCGTATAATGCAGTCCTATTTGCGGCATTTGCAGTTACACCAAATTGTGCTGGTGCGTAAAAAACTGAATTCGCTGCGTTATCTGTATTGCTCCATTGAGACATATTATTTTCTCCTTGCTACGTCTAAAAATTGTTTGAATGATGATCGCATCATTTTGGCTGCTTGTGCTTTTTCAAATGCACTTAACCCGTTATAATATCTTAATGCTAATTTTGCTAATGCAGGAGAAATATTCATAGTAGTTTTATTCTCGAAATTGAATGGCACTTCAACATCATTTTCAGATGCTTTTTGTAATGCTTTAACTATTCTAACACTAGATGCGATTTTACCTGTATGTGTGGCATTACCCTCTGATTCACTTAATGCATCAAAATCAATTTCTTCTTCCTCGTTAACTGTAGGGGAAATTTCTTTCATTCTATTCTTAATTCGATCAACTGCACTTTCTTTTTCTTTTTTAAGTGGTTCTGCAACAGCCGGAGTATTACCTTTAACTAAATCAAGAGAAATACTATTTAAATCATCGGCAGATAATTCAGGTTTAGATGCAGATTTAGCAACTGGTTTAGCAACAGGTTTAGCAACAGGTTTAGCAACAGGTTTAGCAACAGGTTTAGCAACTGGTTTATCAGCAGGCATTCTGCTATTACTAGATGATCCATCGGGCATTGTTGGTTTATCAGCAGGCGTAATAGGATCAGATGCTTTAGCTGTATCTTTACTTAGTAATAATGGAGCAGCTAAAATTGATGGAATTGCAGCTTTCTTAACAACTGCCGGAACATTAGATTTAGGAGTAGTTGGAGATACATCAGGTAAATTACTATCATTAGCAGCAGCAGATGCACTATCCATTTTTCTAGTTAATGATTTTCCTGGTGGTGGTGTTCCTGGGGGACTAATTTTAGGAACGTCAGGAGTGGCATCTTTTGCAACTGATGGAGTAGGTGGTTTAGATGGGGTAACTTTTGGAGCAGCACTAGAAGCGGCGGCAGTAGCCTTGTCTTTAGCTTTTTTAGCTAAAAATTTCAATACATTAAAAGCTACACCAACAGGACTTTTGGGAATAAATTCTTCACCAACTATATCAGATACTTCTTTTTTATTTTCAATCATATCATCTTTATCGTCCTTATCGGAACCTTTTTTATGTTTATGTTTATCCTTAGATTTACTTTCATCTAAAGATTCTCTATTAAAAATACTTCTTACAATATCCATTTCTGCATCAGAAACGCCTAATTTACTTTGTAATGTTACTGACATACCATACTCCAAATTACATTTATTTATTCTTTTATATATTATTTATGTAATTTGGATTGGTATATTACAAATAATTATACTCATTATTATCACAGGTATAAACAACCTTCCGAACATCATAAGTAGCGATGGCCCTAATACAGCCGCTACAAGGCCGACTGAGGCCCCAGACCAGTTTCCGCTCCAATGTATCATGATGCTTCACACGGCAGACGTAGAGCGTAGATTTGGCCACTTCCTCTAGTGATACGACGCGCAGGGCATTCTTCAGACAATCAGTTTCGGCATGAAGGTAAATGCTCTCAATATTCTTAGAAAATTTTGCCTGAAACGGATGTGACTTCATTTGATTTACACCAACAGCGACAATATCGTTCTTATAAACAAGACAAGCCGCCAACCTTGCACGATTGGCGGACTCAGAATTAATTGCAATTGCGATCTTTTCCAAATAGGAAAGATACTTATGCTCACGCGACTTCATTTTATAAAATCCTATATGGTCACTTTGGTTATATTAGCATATATTTCAGGATAGTCAAGTTTAAAGACTGAAAGATTCAAATTATAGTCTTTTCTTAGCATGTTGAAAATTGAAATTTCATATCCATTAGCTTCGATTTCCCAGGGAAGTAACCAATACTCATCTTTGTCTATATTATATAAATTATTATTCCATATAAACTGAGAATTCTCATCTAGGTCCATCAACTCTTTTTTAAAAAATTGTTTTACATGGACCATTTCATGAATGATTGTTTGGGTTAATATTTTTTTATTCTTAATGTATGTTATGTAAATTTTACATTTCTTAGGATCGTAATTATTATCATCCCAGGAAGTTTCCGCATATATCTTAGATTCGATTTCATCTACGAATACTAATTTTACTGAATGTTCCGGGGATTTTAATACTTCTGGCATTGTAATTAATAAAGTATATTCCATAATAAATTTGACATACTTGGTCATAATTCTGCTTTCAGAATTTTCCACTATAAATTTCATTTTGACATTCACCTAAAATAATGTGAGTATTAAATATAAACTTTAATTTTAATGCTTGACAAATGCATTTTTTCTTGTCATACTGAGGATGTCCGAAACAGATAATATATATTATATAGTTAATAACAGGGAGAATAAAAATTATTATGAAATTAAGTATATCTGAGATTTTGAAAAAAGCCAATGAAATTGATGAGTCTGATGATAGGATTGAATTTATCCGAAAAGAACGTAGCACGGCATTAGAGACTGTTCTACAATATTGTTATCATCCAAGTGTAAAATGGTTATTACCAAAAGGTCCAGCACCATTCAAACCATCTGAATATCCTGATGCTCATGGTATGTTGTATTCAGAAGCTAGAAAATTATATTTGTTCGTTGAAGGTGGGAATAATAATCTTACTAAAACTAAGAGGGAACAAATTTTCATTAATATGCTAGAAAGTATTGACAAGGATGATGCTGCTCTGCTAGTATCAATTAAGGATGGCGTTATGCCATATCGACGTATAACCAAAAAATTTGTAGAAAAGGCATTTCCAGGTTTAGTATGAGCAAGACATTCAAAAAAAATAGAACTAAGTTCGATGATGATTATCTAGATTATAATGACGAGTCAAATCGTAATAGAGATAAACAGAAGTGGAAGATTGAACGTAGAAAGCAATCCCGTAAAGATAATATGATATCAGATAAATTTGATGATAGTGAAGGTGATAATAATGGTAATGAAAAAGATTACATTTAATGAAAAGCCAATTATCGTTAATTCTCATATCCTATATGATCATATTGATTTTTGCAGCAATATACCTATAGGAAAATATATTCTAAAGATTATTCATTCTTATGTCGGAATAGGCATGAGTGATAGATACTTTCAGGAATCATTTATAGAGATATATTTGGGAGAAGAAAATGTAACAAAATCACTTCTTAGGAAATGGGCATATGAGAATGAGTCTATTTTCCCAATTTCCGCCACAACAGAAAATCTTAGAGATATTTTAAATCTATTACATAGCATTGGATAAAAATGCCAAATTATACATTTACAGATACAAAGACAAATGAACAATTTTTAGAATTCATGTCTATGTCTGAGAAAGACGAATATTTAAAAAACAATCCACATATTTTACAGACATTAATTACTCCAATTGGATTAGTTGATTCAGTTAGAATTGGAGTAAAAAAACCAGATAATGGTTTCCGGGATGTTCTGAAAAAAATTAAGAAGGCTAATCCATTAGCAAAGGGAATTAATATTCATTAATCATACAAGACGAAAGGATATGTTGTATGGCATTATCTGCTACTAAAAAAATCAGAAAAAGATCAAGAGTAGATTTAGAAGAACAGGAACAATTTAAGTTAAAGACTAAGGAAATAAATCCATTAACGTTATCTCAGGAAGATGCATTTGATTATTATGATGATGGAAATCATCTAGTTTTTCATGGTATAGCTGGAACAGGTAAAACTTTTATATCACTATATTTGGCACTCAATGATATATTAGATGATAAAAGTAAGTATGATAAAATTCTGATTGTTAGATCAGTAGTGCAGTCGAGAGACATTGGATTTCTCCCTGGAAATGTCAAAGACAAAATTTCCATTTATGAAATGCCATATGAAAATATTTGTAATGAACTATTCACAATGAAAAATTCATATGCATATCTAAAAAATAAAAACAAATTGGAATTCCAATCTACATCATTTATTCGTGGGTTGACGTTTGATAATACCATTCTCATTATTGATGAAATGCAAAATATGACATCAATGGAATTACATTCAATTCTCACTAGGATTGGTAAAAATAGTAAATTCATTATGTGTGGTGATTATCGTCAGAATGATTTATTGGATAAAAAACATGGACAATCATCAGGATTAAAGGAAATTTTAAAAGTATTAGAAATAGTTAAATCTGTTAAGATAGTTGATTTTGGTATTGATGATATTGTCAGATCAGGATTTGTGAAAGAATATATTATAGCAAGAGATAGACTTGGATTATCATAATAGAAAAAAATTCAATTTCATAAGTGATTTTGATCAATCTAAATTAGATGTAGTAAGCTCTATTGATACTGATGTTGGTAGAGTTTACTCAAATCCAATCACCGGGGAAAAATATCCATCTGTAACTACAGTTATGTCATTTCTTGCAAGACCAGGAATTGAGAAGTGGAAGAAATCTATAGGGGAAGAAGAATCATCAAAGGTCATGTATCGAGCCTCTATTAGAGGAACAGCTATTCATGATGCGTGTGAAAGATATATTCTAGGTGAAGAAAACTACATTGATAATAAGGATTATATTCTCCATCAAAACTTTCAGGACATAAAGAAAGTCCTTGACAATAAGGTGGATAATGTATATGCTCTAGAAAGATCGTTATACAGCAACTTTCTGGGATTAGCCGGAAAAACTGATTGTATAGCTGAATATGATAGGAAACGTTCTATCATAGATTTTAAGACATCCCGTAAGATTAAGCAGAAAAAATATATTACGGGATATCTTATGCAGGCCACAGCATATAGTATTATGTTTGAGGAATTGACAGGTATCGGAATCCCACAAATTGTCATTATAATAAGTGTGGATAACGAGGGACCATCAGTTTTTATTGAAAAACGTGATAATTATGTTGATGAATTATTGTCTACAATTAAAAAATATAAAAAAGCACATGGAGATATTAGTGAGTAATAATATTACAGCAAATTCACATCTAATTAATATTAGAGAAATTTCAACGAATAATTCAATTTTATTGATTGATGCCGTTGAACATTATGTAGAATATAATGGGCTTGATCCATATTTTGTAGCTGATATAGTTCATTCAGATAGAGAATTTTTATCAGAAATTCAAAAGGAAGCAAAATCACTTAATCTATTAAAGTAATATGCATGACTGATTATGATGCATATTGTTTATTTTCAAGTATGAAAATGCATTTTAATAATAAAGATTATGATTATTTTAAATATAATGGAAAAATAAAAAATACTCATATTCTATATAAAAACAATCCTAACAAATTACTTTTCAGTAGATTGTCCAAGAAACCCGATCCCAAAAATTTGATATTGTCTAATCTATTAGTTAATAAAAAAATATGGGTTACTGATTGTTTATCCAATGAAGGTGAGACAATCAGAAAAAATTGGGATAAGATCAACCAATCATTAACATATAATTATAAGAAAGATTTATTGAATCTTAATGATAATTTCAATGACAATTTTATAATTGATAATGATAATCAATATCCATTGATAGTCAATCTTTTAAATCATAAAAAGATCACATTGGAGACATTTATTATATTAGATAAGCTAGTAAATTTTCTTCCAAAGATCAATAAAGTAATAAAAGATACTATCATTTGGCCGGAACTTTATTTCAAGATTCTCAAGTATTCTCCGTTTATTCAGGTGGATAGGGAGATATATAGAAAGGTAACTGTAGATACTTTCAGTTAGACTAAACAGACTATACAACATATAATAACATACAATAGATATAATAAGGATATAAAAATATGGTAGATTTCGCTACACTAAAAAACAATAGATCAAAATCTATTGAGAGTTTAACAGAAGAGTTAAACAAAATCAACACAAAATATCAAAATGATGACGACAAATACTGGCAACCAACTGTTGACAAAGCAGGTAATGGTCAAGCTATTATTCGTTTTCTTCCACCACCAGGGGATGAAAAGGCTCCATTCATTAGATATTGGGAACATGGGTTCAAAGGTCCTGGTGGCTGGTATATTGAGAAATCATTAACTACTCTTGGTGAAAATGATCCATGTGCAGAACATAATAATACATTATGGGAATCTGGTAGAGAATCTGATAAGAAAATTGCGCGTGATCAGAAACGTAAACTATATTATGTCAGTAACATTTATGTGGTTAGTGATCCTGCAAATCCAGAAAATGATGGTAAAGTATTCCTATTCAAATATGGCAAAAAAATCTTTGACAAAATCAATGATCTAATGAATCCAGCATTTGAAGGTGATGAAAAAATCAATCCTTTCGATCTATGGGATGGTTGTAATTTCAGATTACGTATTCGGAAAGTTGAAGGATACCGTAATTATGAGAAATCAGACTTCGCAGGTCAGACTCCATTACTAGAAGATGATGATGAAATGAAAGTTGTTTGGGAATCGGAAAATCCTCTACAGCCAATCATTGCACCAGATAAGTTCAAAACTTATGATGCATTAAAGGCCAGACTTGATAAAGTATTAAAAATCAATACTGCAACAAAATCTGATACCTCTGATTCAAAACCAGATAGTTCATCTAAGTTTAAATCTACTAAAGCATCAAGTCCTCCATGGGAATCTAGTAATCCAGAGGATGATGAAGATGATAGTGAAGACACTACTAATTTCTTCAAAAAACTCCGTGATGGGGATGATGAGGATTAATACTGAAAATGTATGTAGTAGGATCATTTAATAATGAATCTTTTGAAGAACTTGCTGATGTTACCGATTCTACTAAAATAGAATATGGTAACATCCATGGATACAAAGTATATTTAAAAAAGAATAACTGGCGAAGTTCTGATATGGGTTTCGCCAGAATTCATTATGTAAAAGAAGTGTTTGAATTATTTCCAGAAACCGAATGGCTATTTTTAGTTGATTGTGATGCAATCATAACTAATTATACGATTAAAATAGAAGATATGGTTGACAACAACTATCATCTGATCTATACTGTATATCATAATGGCTTTAATGTTGGTAATGGATTATTTAGAAATAGTCCAGAGGGTAGAGATTATATTGACTACATTCTTTCATTAGAAGGAAAATATTTACCTCATCCCTGGAAAGAACAACAAGCTATCATTGATACTTATGAAAAATACAAGAGCATCATTAAAGTTGTTCCTGCTAGATTTATGAATAGTCTTCAACGTCAAGTCTATGATAGGAATCAGCTTCCAACTGAAATTGATCTATTAGGACATAATATGATATGGCAACCGGGAGATTGGGCTTTACATTGGCCTGGGGCTGATCATAAGGGACGAATTGAACAAGCTAAGGTTATGTTAAATAATATTGTGAGGTAAGTTGTGCAAAAAATACTTGATTCGGTATCTGATTATATTTTCGATAAAGAAAATAATAAAGTATGGAAAGAAGGTGATCAGATCAATTATTCTGGTCCTTTTTTTAATGAAAAAGAATATGTTGCAGGAGTGAAATCATTACTTGATGGTTGGTTAGGTTTAGGAAAAGCAGGTTCTCATTTTGAATCTATGTTTCCTAAACAACTAGGTAAGAAATTTGGTATTCTAACAAATAGCGGATCATCTGCTAATTTGTTAATGTATTCTGCATTGAAAAGTAGACGGTTATATAATCTACCAGAGGGAACTAAAATCCTGACTCCCGTGGCAGGATTTCCAACTACAATTAATCCAATTATTCAATTAGGGTTTGAACCAGTATTTGTGGATATTGAATTAAATACTCTTAATCTGGATTTAGATGCATGTGAAAAGATAATTCAACATGACCATGATATTAAAGTTATATCATTTGCTCATGTATTAGGTAATCCACCTAATATGGAAAGAGTAATGTATCTTATTGATAAGTATAAATTAATACTATTAGAAGATTGTTGTGATGCATTAGGGTCAACCTATAATGGAAAACTATTAGGTAGTTTTGGTCAAATGGCTACTTGTAGTTTCTATCCGGCCCATCATATTACTATGGGTGAAGGTGGGTTTGTAGCTACAAATTCTACTGATGAACATACTGTATTAAAATCATTTCGTGATTGGGGTAGAGGATGTTATTGTCAGGGATCGGCAGCAAATAATTTAAAATGTGGAACTTGTGGGAAGAGATTTTCAAATTGGATGCCAGAAATGCCCAATGAGATTTTTGACCACAAATATATCTATGATGAAATTGGATATAATCTAAAACCGATTGAATTACAGGCTGCTATTGGTCTAGAACAATTGAAAAAATTAAGTCAAATAATTAGACTTAGAAGAATGAATTTTTTCGGAATGTATAGTATGTATTTTCTCTATGAAAAGTATTTTATTCTTCCCGAGTCTACTGATTATTCTCTTCCATCCTGGTTTGCATTTCCATTAACTATTAGACCAACTGCTCCATTTACTAGAGAAGAAATAGTAAATCATATGGAAAATAATGGAATTCAAACAAGACCTTATTTTGGTGGCAATATTCTGTTACAGCCTGGATATGTAGATGTAGCGAAGAAATGTTCTAATAATCCATTAACAGATTTTCCAAATGCCACATATGCGACTAGGAATACATTTTTTCATGGGGTATCTCCTAACCTAACTGCGGAACAGATGGAATATATTAAGAAAACATTGGATAAGTTTATGGAGAAATATTCATGAGAGTATGTGACTATATTGCCAATCAATTAAATAATATTGGCATAGAGCGAATCTATGGATTAATGGGCGGTGGCGCATCAGGATTAAATGATGGATTTATCAAACATCCTGGATTAGATTATATTTGTTTTCATAATGAGCAAGGGGCAGGACATGCAGCAATCGGGGAGTCAAAGACTAGAAATTTTCTGTCTGTGGTTAATCCTACTACTGGCTGTGGGGGAACTAATTGCATTACCTCTGTTCTAGATGCATGGCAAGATAGTGTCCCAGTATTATTCATTTCTGGTAACGTGAGACAAGATCAAACATCCTATATGTATAATAAAAACATGAAGGATAAAGATCATCTTTTCATCAGGAAACATGGTATTCAGGAAAATAATATTATTCCAATTATTGAGAGTATTACGAAATATTCTAAATTTATAGACAATGCCGATTTAATTAGAGGCGTATTACAGAATGCAGTAAATGAGGCATTATCTGATAGAAAAGGTCCAGTTTGGTTAGACATTCCTGCTGATGTTCAGACTGCGGAAATTCCAGATGATACTAAGGATATTGAAATTCGACTAACATTTTCTGGTAATGAAAGTATTGAATCTGATTTCGTAGATAGATTTCTATCATATAAACAGTATAGTAGACCATTATTTTTAGTTGGTAATGGTATTAGACAAAGTGGTAATGTAGATAGATTCCTGCAATTAGCTAAACAATATGATATTCCCTATGTGTCTACTTATGGAGCAAGAGACTTCTCAGATTTTTATTATAAATTAAATCTTGGATGTATTGGCGTCAAGGGATCGCGATTAGGGAATATGGCAATGCAAAATTGTGATCTTCTAATGATCCTAGGAACCTCCCTAAATGTATCTCATGTGGGGTATGATGCAAGTAAATTCTCACCAAATTCATTTAAAATTTTAATTACTAATGATAAAAGTGAAATGTATAAGAATATCATTCCATTAAATTACATTAGATATATGGATTTGACTGAATTTTTCTGGCAAATTAAGAAATTTGGAGATGATAATAATGCATAAAAATGAAGTATTGTGGTTTGGTCTAATTAATGATTGGCGAGATGAATTTTTTGAGCATGATGAAATATCTGACCAAAATTCAATTTATACTAGGATGGATATGATTTCAGATGTAGCCAGATCAAGTGATACTATATTTGTAATTGATGCAGGATCACCATCATATACATTTCCTGCAAGGTATTCTTTTAAACTTAATCAAAGATTAATTTCTAGTCCTAGTCAGGCTGACATGGGTTGGGCTATTCCGGCTTCTGTTGGTGTAGCTCTATCGGAACCAGATAAAAATGTAATTGTAGTAGTTGGTGATGGTAGTTTTATGTCTAATATTCAGGAACTTGCAGTAATTAAACAACATAATCTTCCAATTAAAATTATAGTATTTAATAATAATGGATATCTATCAATTAAAAATACTCAGAATAATTTTTATAATAATAGAGTTCATGGTGTAGATGATAAGTCTGGATTATATTTCCCGGATTTAGAAAATATTGCAAAATCATTTGGCTTCAATTATGTAAAATTTGATATAATAACTAAATTAGTAAATATATTAGCATCTGATGTTGACCGTTTGGATAAATGTATTAATGAGAATAATGAACCAACTATTATTGAAATGATGTGTCTGGAAAATGAGGAAATTATCCCCTCACAGAATTTTAAAATTGGTCTAGATGGCAAAAAAATTCAGGCAGGATTGGATGATATGTATCCATTCTTACCAGAGGAAACTATGGAATATTTTAATACTCTAAATCAAGATTATAAAATTCTAGATATTAGTGAGAAATTTAGATGAAAAATAGAACATATTATATTTTAGGATCAGATGGATTTATCGGTTCTGTATTAATGCGAGAATTACCAAAATATTGTGATAGCGTTATTGGAGTAAATAGAAACACTATTAAAGATTTCACTGACTTAAATGAAATGCAAAAATATTTCAAATCCATGGATCAATATAACAGTTATGTCATCAATTGTGCAGCATCCGGTGGCAAGGAAAAAGTTGGTGAGTATGACAAATATGAACTTTGGAATAATATAAAGATTAATGATAATATTATGTCACTTAG